GGTTGTATTCTATTTGATCTTTTTCAAAATCATCAGATTCCCATGTAGGATAGGCTTCTAGTCTTGATGGGTAATAAATATTTTGAGGAACATGTAAACCTTTCATGTTACACGTTCTTTGAAAATTAGACATTAAGCCGAAGTTTTCAGCGGTGTAAAAATCCTCTATTACAAATAAGTTTTGCATTGTACCTTTATAATTCTTTCGAGCATTATAAAGGCATTATAGTATATATTATATAATTTGTAAAGGGGGATAGTAAAGGGGGATAAAAGATTTGATCTAGATCAAATCTTTTTAATTATAATAATTGTAAAGGGTGATAACCGACGTTACCGTTTATTGATTTTACGTATTTCCAAAAAGATACCGATGGATCTATTGTTAAAGAACCTATGTTTATGCTCCTAACAGTGTTCGCAAAACTTTCTAATGAAGCTTTCTTAGTTTTATCATCCATCTCACCGTAGACCATTAAAAGTTTGTCTTTAGCACTCTGATATTCTTCTTCATCCCAAGTAGGGGATATGTCAACAACACCTAAAACTCCATCAGTAACTTTAAAAGTTGCTGTTTCTTCTAAAACTTTTTCTAAATCAGCATCAGGCAGATCAACAATTGTGTATGAAGATTGAACTATGTGCGAAGCATCTAATTCTGCTTGATCATCAAAAACTTTATAAACTCCACCATCTTCTAACGCTGACATTACTATTTTTGCCATAATTAAGAACCTATATTTTCGTAAACATATATGAAACCAGCTCCACCTGGTCCTCCACCTTCAGAGGCAATACTTGCTTGTGGTCCGCCTTGCCCCATAGATATCATCTGCTGGTTAGCATCAAAATTAGCAGGCGAATTTATATGAAAATCGAAACCCATTTGTTTTCTTATACTTTTGTTATTTATTGAACCTTGGCTAGAATTTCCTACTGAAGTTAAATCCATAGTTTCCCCAGAAACAGTTCCGACACTTCCTTGTGCTCCACCAGGACCTCCACCAGCACCGCCACCATTTGCAGTTACTGTTGCAGGAGAACCAAAATTAGTCGCTCCTCCAGCATTACCACCACCACCTTGTGCTTGTTGTCCAGTTCCTCTAGCTCCAATTGAATAAGCTTTAGAGTAGGGGTGTGAAATAGGTGTCGCATAAGCAGCAAATCCTCCGGCAGCTCCGATTACGGTACCAGGACTTCTTCCAGCACCTCCACCGCCTCCGCCTACATAAGCAACTATATAATTAGCGCCTGGTTGTGCCGTGTATGTTCCTGAACTGGGACCCCAGGATCCAAATGTTGCAACTAAATTTGCACCAGCTGATCCTGAAGAAGCTGTAACAACTCTTCCGTCTGAATCAACAGTGATATCTGTTGCAGTGTAAGTTCCTTTTGCGACTTTAATTATTTTAGGCATTTAATTTTTTCCTCCTTTGTTAATTTTAAGCATCTTTCATTTCCACATAAGAAACATGCCATGATAAATCACTTGCTGTTCCTGCGGTAACGGCCAATAAATCTGTTTCATCTAACCATAATGGTGTGTCTAAAAAACTTAATGTTGCATCTGCGGGGACAGAAATTGTACTTCCTATTTTGTAATAAGTACTTCCATTATCGTTACTAACTTCGATTGTAACATCACATGCGTTAGTTCCATCTGTGTTAGCGATTAAAATTGTGTCAATTTTGGCAGCGTATTCAGCGGTAACATCTACCATTGTTGTTCTGTTTGTATCCCCTAAATTACCCATGGTATTTTTAGGTGTGATCGTGTCTACGCTATATAAATTTGGTGTTGCCATTTTTTATTCCTTTGTTGTTATTATCCGAAAATCATAGACATTGCAATAGATTTTCCTATTACTGCACTTGCACTTACTCCTGCTTCCGTCCATGATAAGGTACCAGAAGCATTTGATGTTAGGGCATATCCAGAACTCGCAGCATCCGCCGCTGGTAATGTCCATGTTACTGCGCCTGTGACAGTCGCTGGCGCTTTAAATCCAACAGCTGCTGAATCATCAGCGTCATTAAATAAAAGAGCATTATTGTTGGATAAAGTAATATCTGAAGCATCAGCAAACAAATCCACAATGTTTGGGTTAGTAGAATCGTCAGCAGCTCCTCCTACATAAAGAATTTTAGTTCCTTTATCAGTAGCGCTGAAAGTAACGCTTGAACCTGAACCAGATACGTATTTAAATTGAACTGTATAAGCCCCACTAGTAGAATTTCTAACTATATAAAAAGTTTGAACATCAAGAGGTATTGTTACAATTTGGTTTCCTGTGATAGCTCCTGTGAAAGCTATAACTCTGTGTGCAAGAGCAGCACCAGTTGATCCATCAGAAACAGACAAAGTGGTTGTTTGTGCTCCACCATTTATATCTACTTCTATATAACCACCCGCAATTTGTTCAATGATTTGTAAATTTGTATTAGTTTTTGTTCCCCATGTACCGGCATTCTCACCGGTTGTCATTTTTTCTACACCTAAAGGTGTATATGTTGATGCCATAATTTCCTCCTACGCTACATCACTATAGCTTGTATTTGATCCAGTTGCAACCTCCGAATATGTTATATTCGAACCCGTTGAAATATTATTATAGGTTATATTAGAGCCAGTGTCAACATCTCCATAATAAATTGTAAAAGGAGGAGTTAAAGTAATTGTAGCGGAAAGGCCAGTTAATCCCATTACTTGCTCTGTAGGGGTAATAGCTCCAGCTGATGTTGTGGCTGAAATTCCAGTAAGTCCCATTATTTGATCTACCGGCGTAATAGCCCCAACCGCTGTCGTTGCTGAAACTCCTGCAGGCTGAATTACAGGGTTTGATGAAATAGTTACACTTCCCTCCGCTGCAGTAGCAGAAAGACCAGTTAAAGTAGTTGTATTACTTGAGTCTATAGTTGGCACTCCATCAGAAGAAGTTATTGAAAGTCCTGTGAGAGGCACACCAATTCCTGCAATAACGGATCCTACTGAAGAAGTAGCTGATACTCCTGTCAACGCTGCAATCGTATTTGGAGTAACTGTAGGAGAACCTAAATCTGAAGTAGCCGAGATTCCCGTAAGTCCCATTTGTTGTTGAGGAATAGTTACGGGTGAATAACCCCAACCATACTCACTATTATTCCATGCCAGATCTCCCCATCCTGGAATAAGTGCTCCTAATGTTGTAGTTGCGGAAACTCCGGTTAAAGAAACTGTTGCATCTGAGAGATCACCCCATTCATCTTCACCCCAGGATTTAGTACCCCAGCCTGTTGTTAATACTGTAGCTTCATTCCACTGAGCTTGACCCCAGGTTAATCGTCCCCATCCTGATGTTACGTCTGCCATAAGGAAGGACTCCTTACGCTAGCTGTATAATAGCTGTTGATGCGGCTGCTGCTGGAAACTCAATAGTAAATGTGCCAGAAGTTACAGTTTTATCGCCACCGAAATTAATAGCAAGAATTGATCGATTAGTTGTAAATCCTGTAATAGCAGTAGTATTATATATTAAACATCCTCGTGCAGTGAAAGTAGCTGATGTCCAGTTGGTGTCTGAAAAATCACAAATCGCTGTATCACTATCTAAGGTAGGATCAATATTTGTTAAAGTATTTCCTCCACCCGTATATCCTGAACTTGTTGTTGTAACTTCATAAGTACTTGTAGGGTCCGCAGTTGCATCTGCGGGTGCTGCATAAGCTGTTGTTGATTTACTTAAGGTTGCTGAGTTGCTTGAATATAAAGCTAATTTAATAGTATTGCCTGCGGGAGTACTTCCAGAAGCATTTAAAATATGTCCTCCTTGCAGAATTTCTTCTTTGAAACTGTTACAAATTGCTGATGTTATTGCCATAATTATCTCCTAATTTAGGGATTTGGAGACTCGATTGGAATACGAATTGTACCATCCGTATAATCATCTCGTCTTCTTCTCCCAATTTGCTCTGCAGCAAATTTCTGAACTACATTATTATACTTTTGTTCATACATTGTCAACATGTCCATCGGACCTTTTAAAAATCCATAAGCTTCTATTAGACAGGCATATAATAAACCATTTGGAAAGTTCTTACTTATATAGGTTCCGCTGGTATTTGTTACCAAACTAGTGGGCATAGCATTAAAATGAACCTGAAATTTATAAGTACTATCAGGAACAGGGGCAAACATATATTTTCCTGAAGTAGTATCAGTTGTCCCTGTTGCTCCTCCAAATTGAGCATAGTATTTAGGATTTCCAGTAGCAGTATTCGCAGCTACATATTCATTTAAAAAAGTTTGATCCTTCTTTTGTAACCAAGTATTAGCTCCAGTAATAACTGAAGTTGAGGTATAAACCTGTATTCCACGGGTAAATAAACATCCTGCCGGACAATTTATATATTGTTGTCCTGTAACTAAATTTCCTTCTTGTTGTTTTCTATCTGAATCAATTGGAATATCTCTTAAAAGTCTATATTCAGCGTTTTCTATAAATCTGCCTAGAGTAGCACCACTAAAAACAGTACTATCTACTTCAGTATAACTTCTAATGTCAGCTTCTAATGCTGAGAGTGTATATCCTGCCATTATGGTAATATGGTTACCGGTCCAACGGACACTGGAAAACCACCTCCTTCTATTCCTCCTGTTGTAGCTGTATCAGTATCTACAACAAAATAAAACCAATCTGTAGTAAAATCTGTATCTCTCGCTCCACTAACCCATTTACCTGTTCTAATAGTATAACCAGCTGCTAAAGCAATTTTGGCTCCTGTAATTCCATCAAAAGTTTGAGGATCAGCATAACCTGTTGCACCACTGGACACGGTTGGTGAACCTCTAAATCGGTAAGTATCAGAGTCTGTTAAACCATGACTAGGTTTATTAACATTTATATAAGAAGAACCTGATGCATAAGTAGTAAAAGGATTATTTGGTAAAAGTTGTGTAACAGCAGGTTCAGTACGAGCTGGTCTAACTCTTTGTAATCCTTGAGGATCTTCAATAATGGGTCTTGGACTTATTTGAGGTTGTTTAGGTTCATATTCTGAAGTATGTACCCACGCTCCAGTCCATTCTCTAACCATTTCATTATAAGGAAACTGTTGTCCACTTCTATCTGAAATTGCTATTGCGTATTTACCTGATGCGAATCTAGCCATTATACACTCGGAAAGTAAGCTTTAGGGGTTATATAACTACTGGAAGGTGA